TATAGGATAGTTACCTTAAATTGTCAATATGGGAGTTCCAAAAAGATTAACAGAAATGCAAAAAAGATTTGCAGAGTTCATCGTATTCGGTGGACCAGACGGTCCCGTCTCTCAAGGTGAGGCCGCTAAGCTAGCTGGCTACTCAGAAAAGAGAGCAAGACAAGAGGGATCAGAATTAATGAATCCTAGATTGTCGCCGTTGGTAGCAGCATATATAGGTAAGCTAAAAGAAGAAAGATTAAAAAAGTTTGAAGTTAACTATGAAACACACGTAGCTGAATTAGCTAGAATTAAAGAGTTAGCACTTAAAAAAGGCTCTTTCTCTTCTGCCGTAAATGCTGAAACAAATAGAGGAAAAGCAGCAGGATTATACATAGACAGAAAAATAATAAAAACTGGGAAATTAGAAGATATGTCAGAAGAACAGTTAGAAGCAAAGATGAAACAAATTTTATCCGATTACGCGCCTCTGTTAAATGCAAAGACCGTTGAAGGTGAGGCGGTTGAGGAAGAAAAAAAAGAAATCTCATCTACCTAAATTAAAAGAAATAGAAATCCTATCCTCTTTACCTAAATTTGGTTCCACTCTATGTTTTAACCATCCCGGAAACATTAACAATTGGTTTGCAATTGGTTTTATAGTCCACGCAGCACTATTGTATCTATTGTACTCAGTTAAATAACAAGGAGCCCAATCGTACTCCATAATAGATGAACAAGGGTGTTCAAAAACTATCGCGCTGTCAGTGGATTTTAAATAAAAAGATCCTGAGATAACGCTATCATGATGAATGTGGGCCATATTATAATCTTTATGCCCATTTATATTTACCCATAAACTAAGTATTTTTAATGGGTCTTTATAAGCAATTCTTTTTTGGTAGTCTCCCCCAACTCTTAAAATTTCTTTAAACAAATTATTTAAAGGTGGATGCTTGCCAGTAAGACGTGGTGATTGCCAGCCACCTTTGTTACTTACATTATGACTTTTAACTTTCTTTTTCATAGCTAAGCAATACTTAGCCATTGCTTTTACATTCAGATTTAATTCCTCTGAATGAATCGGAATTGGAAATATTTCCATAATTTTTATATTCTATATCTTTTGTATCCTTCTTATCCACTGTCTTGGTATCATAGTTCTATCACCAAAACTAAAACTACCATCATCTTCCTTATCATAAGATGCAAATAGTTTTATTGCCTTCTTGTCTTTCGAGTATAACCACCCTTCATTAATTGGTCTTGCAAAAGACATCTTATCAAACTCTTTCTCGGTTGCCCAGCCCGAATCACTCACACAATCGATCCACTCCACTCGGACTTTAGGAAAAGGTATTTCGGGAGTTGTTGAGTTTACGACTATTTTTCTTCTTTTCTTAGGCATAATTTCTTCTAGCATCTATATAGGGATCTGAAAAGTTTAAAAAGTTTCAAAAAGTTTCCTCGCGCGCCCGATAGGGCTTTTTGAGAAGTTAGTATTTATGCGGTTAATTTAACATGGTACCAAATAATTGGTACCATAAACCACATTTGGTCCATAATTGGTCCCACTTTAAGCCAGTATTTATGCGGCTGTCCCTTGAAAAGTACCAAAGTACCAATTATTTTGCTCCAAAAAAAATTTATAAATTTTTTTAAAACTTTTTAGAACACTATATGGTACCACAAAATCTAATTTGTGCCATAATACTGCCGCAAAGTTGCCATATTCTCTTTGGCTTCTGCAACAATGTGTAACAATTTGTCAATTTCACCCGTAATATCTATGTGTTCTACAATCACAGATTGTGGAGATGCCATCAACATGTCTATTTTAAGCAGTGCGTCTTCCATCTGGTGCTGGTAGCGTACCATCAGTGCCTTATAGATTTGCTCTCTCATTTACCCTCCTTTTTAATTAGTGAATCACCAAACTTGCCTCTAAAGCCCCATGATCCGTGATGCGTGGTCCATGAGTCCAGATTCGCGTAGATCTTAATACTACAACGTCTAGCGAGCTCAGAGAATGCTAAATCTTCACCCTTCCACTCATGGTCATTAAAACTTGTGTCCCAAAAATTATACATATACTTTTCAATCGCGCCCTTATATCCAACTTCAGCATCCATCTTATCAGCATGCGCCTTATCAAACTTAATTCTTTTATTAGCGTATTTCGCCATCAACACCTTAAACACAGATCTATTAATTAACATTAAACCAGCAGGAGCAGACTTAAGTTCTACTAGATCAAATGGTAAAATTTTTATATTATCAGGATCTAAATGTTCAACCGGATATCTAACCTGATTAGGATGTTCTTTTAACCTATACGGAGTGACTACAATATCCTTTTCAGGTACTAACATTCTAAGTACAGCATCAGGTGGAAACTCCACATCAGCATCAACGAACAACATGTAATCATATTCAGATGCCATGAAGCCAGCGGTCAATAGATTCCTCGCATGAGTAATCAAAGAAGATTTAACCGACTTAAAAATACATTCAACACCGGACCTTGCTAACACTGCGTACGTGTTAAGAAGTGAGACACAAGTCTCAACCTTCATCGTGTCATAACAGGGCATAGCAATAAAAACTTTAGGTTTATTTTTTTTCATCAGCCGCCTCTTTCTTTTCAAAAATATTATCATCCGACACCTTGAAGTTAGCGGCCACTGTTATTCGTGTCGCCTTAGATCTAAACGAAGATACCGAATGAGTTAGATTCCATGGAAAAATAAAAAAGTCTCCAACCTCAGGTCTAAAACCAAATGCATTAGCATGAAAGTTTTGTGGATTACCTATAAAAAAGTTTAACGCCGCAGGACCATCGCCGGTACCCTTCCATGCCTTCTGTTCCTTCTTTATCTTATCAGGTACATCTAACACCAAGACACTAGATAGATGGCAGTTATGATGTATGTGTGGTGGATTAGACTCACCCTCTTTCATATAGTTAACCCATGCAGATGTAGTTTCAATAGCGTTTAAATTAACAGCGTACCAATTCTTATAAGCAACGCCGTATGCTCGTAGATAAGGTGTTATAATTTTAGTGTACTTAGGAGAATCAATTTTATATTCACCTTTAATGATACCAGCTAAGTTATCACTCCAGACTTCATTACTCTCATCACAAAGTTTACGTAAAGCCTTGATATCATTAGGTTTTATCTTAGTCCTAAATAGTAACGGCCCCCAATGAAAAATTGTATAATCTAATTTTTCTTCCTCTATCGTTTCACTTATAATTGGTTTCATGTTCTCTCCTTTGTTTGTCTTACTGACTCCTTGTAGGATTCAGATAATTCTTTTTTCTCTTTTTCAGCGTGCTCTAAAAAATCTTTAGATTTTATTTTTACATCCGCTTGTTCTTTCTCATCAAATCTTAATTCATTATACATATCTAATCTCTTCAACCACTTATGTTTCCAAGACCTTAAGTCAGCGTCTTGAAACTTAAACTCTTGATAATACAGATCAGGTGTACATATCATAATAATACCTTGTCTAATTTGTGATTGATAAACGTAGTCATGTGCCATACAATACGCCGCAATTTGTAAAAAATAATCTTCAATCCACTCCAGCTTTTTAGGGCGATTCGCTTGCTTAAAATCAATGATAGTATCTAAACCATTGTGCTTACAAACCAAGTCAGTACTACCAGCGTATAGACCCGGATAATACAACGTGACTTCCGACCCGTAATACTCTTCCACAGGGAGTAAACCTTCTTCAATAATTTTTTGGGCCATGGGCTTCGCCGCTTGTCCGATCCCCGTAAGATCATCGTACCCAATTCCTTGAATATGAGATTCCAAGAATTTGTGCATGCTGGTCCCACGCTTACTAGATAGATTCTTGATTCTTTCCGCTTCCTGCTCTCCAACTTTGGCCTTCCAATCTTTTAAGAATTGTTGATTTTTTGTACGGCCTAATATCGTAGTTACACTAGGAAGTCTATACCCTGCGACCTCATAGGTCCGTGATCCTTGGTCCGTGTACTGTGTTCCAGTGATGTATTTATATTTATTATTTAGTTTCATTTATTCTAGTTGTGATCCAAACAGCATGGTGTAACTGATTCGTTTGTTTTCAAAACCCTCTTTAGTTGAAATGTTATTAGAAGCATGGAAATAAGCTCCATCAAAAAAGACAGCTCTATTACTTTTATATGGAACTTGCGTAGGTTTTACTTTCTTTGATTTAATATATTTTAATGCTTTTTTAGGATTACCATTCCACTCAGATCTTCTCCAAGTTTTAGGTGGTTTAATCTTATAGATAGTTAATCCATTTTTAGATTTATCCTTTACCGCTTTGTCTGTTGATACCCATATGTTTAAATTAACTATCGAAGGATCAGAATGGAGTCCTACTCCTACTCCCTCATGATTATATACAAAACTCCATGCTCTTTGAAACTCAGGTAAATCTAATTTAGTAGATAATTCATGAGCTATAAGCTCACTTAAATAGTCTTCATTTTTAGAGTAATCAATAGCATAATAACTATCATATTTTTTATCAAAATATTTTCCATATAAAACTCTATTTCTTCAGTAAAAAAATTATCCCAAACATTGATATCGTTAGAATTAAATTTCCAACTTTTTCTTTGTCTAATTGTTTTCATTCTTATCTTTCCATTCCCAATAACCTTTAACCCATGAGTCAGGGTCGCTATCTATATCTTTTATTAACTTTTCAGTTGCAGTTAACTTCTCTTTCTTAGTATTTTTTTTAAAAATTTCGTCCCATCGTTTACGATACAGATCTGTGGAAACTCTTGATTTACCATCCCATTTTCTACCTTTAGTTTTCTTACTCATGATACGTAAACCATCATAAGTAAACTTAGGACCGCAACAAATGTAAGTCCACTAAATACTAATATAAAAAAGTTACTTCTTGGATCCCGCATGTAATTTCTGAGCTTCATTGTATTTTTTCATGTCTTTTAATTGAACTGAGTTAGCAATATTACCAGCAACAGATATTCTAGTCACATCAGAATAAAAAGGTGCCACGTAATGTTTTACCCACGCAGGAAAGATAAACATATCTCTATTAGTAGGTTTAACTGATTGATAAGTGATAGATTGTCTGTTGCCTTCACCATAAATAAAACCTAGTGATCCAGGCCCACCTGATCTACCGTCATATGCTTCTTGTTCTTTAGTAATTTCGGGAGGTACATCTAAGAATATAACAAATGACAATTCATCAGAGTGATCGTGTGGTGGATTGAATTCATTCTTCTTCATAAAGTTAACCCACAAAGATGAAAGCAAATAATTAGGTTTATCCTCAGGTTTATAACGAAGATTCTTATGCTTTTGAAATGCTTCATCATAAACACCTAAAACTTGAGCTATCCATGGAAGAAATATTTCTTTCTTACGAAACATATATTCTTCCTTAATAACTCCAGCAAGTTTATTACTATAATCTAATTCTTTAACTCTACTAGCTTTGGCTTCTTCTAATAACAGTTTATGAAAATCTTCTGAAATTTTTAAATGAACTATACATGGTCCCCATGTAAATACACCATATGATACTTCTTGTTTTTTATCTGTCATTCTAAATTCATTGCCTCTTTATATTTCTTCATACTTACTACCTTACCATTCATAGTTTTTTCATTAGCATAGTGGTCAATAATTTTTTGTATCTTATCTAGTTTAACATGTGAATATGGTGCTATATTACAACATACATAATATGCATCTCTAAATCCACATCTCCATCGCCATTGCATTTTTTTACCAAGTTGACCTTTTCCTGGTGGTTTTTTAGCAACAGTGCCAACACCAGTCATTTCATGTATTAATCTTATAACTGATTGATGTGTCATGTTAATCTCCATTCTAATATCCCATGTATTATACGCAGGATTATTATATCTTTTCTTCATAACTTTCTTGTATGTAATACAACCCTCACCGTCAAACAAACCAGCTAGATATGCTGCGTCACTTTTTTTCATTTATTTCCTTTCTCAATTATCCACTTAAATGTTGATGTGGCTGGATCAAAACCATCCATGTCTACTTTACTGCAACTACTTAGCAGGATTATAATTCCAATAAGAATCACTATCTTCATGTTTAATTTCTCCTGTAGATTCGCACT